TGTTCAGCCAGGAGGCCCTTTTTTGCAGGGCCTCTGCTTTCGCTCTCAGATGGTTGGCCCGTTCGTTGTCACCACCCTCACCGGCATCCTCGGCCAGTTGCTCATAGTGGGCAGCGACTTCCCGGTATTTATTTCCCACCTGTTCCACCGACGCCTCGACCATATGAATATGGGTGCTGCGCCAGTGATGATCCTCCCAGCAGTACCAGCTCTTGCTCTCCGGGACATACGTCAGTTTCCCCCGGAACAGGGCGGAGTGCAGGAGCCCATCACCTTTTTCGGAAAAGGTGGCGCACTTGGCCACGAAGTCAGGTGTAATCGCGTCTTTTTTGTCGGCAGGTTTCGCCTTCGCCTTTTCAGACTCCACCTGCTTGGCCACGCGATTGGCCATTTCTTGGAGCTGACGGCCAGACTCAATCATTGGTATCTCCGCGGATATGGTCCCAAAATCCCAGAAAAACTATCCCGAAAAATCCCCGGCCTCTCGGGCGACCGGTTCGGCCCCTCGAGGGGGGCTTCTGGAAGGACCCACTGCAAAACGAAGGTAGCAGATGCGGATAGGAGCTTTTGCTCTGGCTTTTTTATAAGGAGGGGTGCGGGGAGGGCAGGCGACGGCTTTTTGGGCGCGTTGCGCCAAAGAGGTCGCGCCAGCTGTGAGCTGTCACGAAACTTGAGAATTTCCGTCACGAAACTTGAGAACGGCGCTCGACACTTTTCCGCAGTTGGCACAGTCATTGCTTAGAAATTTGCCGGAACAAAAAGGGGCGTGGATACCGTGTCGAAAATGACACATCCACGCCCCTTTTTCTTTTTTTGCTTACTGCCCCAGCTTGTTTTTACCCACGGCGGGTTCAAACGTGGCCACGCGCTGGTCCTGCGGACGGGCGCGGGGGCGTTCTCCCCTGGCCAGGCGGGCCACACACGCTGTCAGCAGGCGCACCCCCATAGGAGCAAGCTCCCGCCGCCACAGTTCTGCGGCCGTTTCTCCAGGCAGGACATGACACCAGTCCTGGGCTTCGATGGGGCCAGTATCCGCCCCGTCGTCCATCCAGTATGCCGTCCCCCCGGCCACAGGTTCGTGCATGGCCAGAGTCCAGCGGATGGCGTCGCGCCCCCGGTGCCGGGGCAGAAGCGACGGATGATACGCCAGAATCCCCAAGCCGCACCGGGCGCGCACCACAGCGGGCAGGTACCGTTGGCAGTAGGCGGCCACGCCAAGATCGCACGGGGGCACGCCTTCCAGCGAGAATACCGGGATACCGCACAACCTGGCCTCTTCCTCAAGCCTGTCCCCGCTCGTGTCCGGACACACACCGGCCACAGTCACGCGGGGCAGCAGCGAGAGCTGTCGCAGCACTTCAACGGCCAGCCACTTTTGCCCGAAAATCACGACGCGCATGTGGCCCCTCCGATATACCGGAACCCCTGCACGGCCCGAAAATGGCCGCCATACCCATAAGAAACCCCCAGGTTCCCTTGAGTCCCGGACTTCTCCCGCGACCGGGCTATGGACCGGGCACTTCTGGCTTTGTTCTCGCCGTAGAGCCTGGCGCTTACTTGCGTCCATAAGGGGGAGCGTCGCAGAGCCGCACACATGCCCGGATGCGACGTGTGGAACAGTGTCGGCATCGGCTTGCCATAGCGGTTCTGGCCGTCACGCCACATCTGGCAGATAGTGTTGAGAAAGCGCATACCTACGCCAGCTCCCTGCCACTCAGGCATGACTACCAAGCGGCAGGCCCGTGCCTCCACAAAGCCCTGCCGGGTACTAACCGCCACATGGGCCACGGGTTGGCCGTCCACAAAGCCCACATAGTTGGTGGCCGCGATCATGTGCGGCAGCTTTAGATAGTGATGCGGCTCAAAATACGGCCACCATTCCCAGCCAGTTTGCCGGATTTCCAGCTCGAAGCGGGGACGTTGAAGACACCCCCGTGTCCACCGAAAGCCGTCGCCGCCGGTGTCGAAAATCCAGTCCGGGGCCAGCCAGTCGATGATGTCGTAGTGGCACGAAAGCAGGACAACCTGCCCGCCGGTACGCCGCCAAGCCTTGGCAAAGGCAGTCGCTCCGATCTTGGCAATCTGCCGGTCCACGACGCTGGTGAACTCGTCCACAACGGCGCGTTCCGGGGCCTCACAAATCAGACGGGCCAGCGAGGCCCGGAACCGCTCTCCCGTACTCAGTACATGGTAAGGACGTAGCCAGGCGGGCACATCTCCAAGCCCCACAGCGGACAGGGCACCCGTAACGGCCTGCCAGTTTCCGCCTCCATCCTCTGGGGAAATGGCGTCGATGATGGGCCTGTCCTTGGGCCAGCCTTCGGCCCCACGCAGGGCTTTTTCCCCCCAGATACGGGAACCAATGCTGGACTTGCCGGAACCGGAAGGCCCAACGACCAGGCCAATCTGCCACGGCTCTGCATCGGGGCCATCGATGGGCAGGTCCGCGTCGAGGTCGAAACCAATACCGTCGGCATTGAAAAGGGAGCGCACCAGGGCGGCGCGGTAGGAATTGAAGGTCGGTGCGGGATAGTGGATGGCAATTTTCATACGCGCACCACCCGGCACTTGTAGCCTTCGGCCTTGAGGCGTTCATACACGGCCTTGTGGTCGGCCTCGTCCTTGCACATAACAATGACGCCGAATTTTTCCTTGTACTTGAAGCCGTTAACCCCCAGCATGGGCCGGGGCTCCTTGGACGTTGTCTGGTCCATAACAGGATTCCTTGCGGCCTTCTGGTGGCTCTGTGTTGGGGCACACGGCCCTCACGGTATAGAATGTCCCGCAACGGGGACACTTGAACTGCATGATCTCAACCTTGCCCCGCCCCAAAAGTTTGTTGCAGCGCGGGCATCTGACGTCTGAAAGTTTCTCCTGATTCATATTGCTAAAATCGTTGCACCCCAACGAAAATCTGTCTATCGTGCCTCTTGTCTCGTCCAGAGACGACACGACAGGCGGATACTCTGCAAGCGGCTGCCTTCCGCTTGTGGGGCCGTGGTGCGACGTTAGGCCGTCGCGCCGGTGGGGGCGTTGCTGCGCCCCCGCCACTGTCAGGCTCTACTATGCGGGAACGCGCCGCTCCCTGCCCGGAAACAGCGCGTTCCATGCACATTATTTTCCCAGCCCCGGTCCCGCCGAAATGGCTTTCTTGAGCTGTTTCCACTTGATATGTTGGTATGTTTTCAGTAACATAGACGGATCGGAATGCCCCATTATCTCGGCAACGGCTTTGATGTCGGCGTCATATTCCAGGGCGCTTGTCGGGAAGGCGTGTCGCAAGCTGTAGGGCGTTATGACACGGGAAATTCCCGCTGCCTTCCGTGCCGCGTGCCACGCATGGCCGATACACATGACCTTTTTCCCCTGCCAATGGATAACCCACGGGCAGTCTATTTTTGCGTCCTCTTCCCACCACCTACGCAGTTCCGGTAAAACGTCATCCCGTACAGGAATCAGGCGGGATTCCGCGCGTGCGCCTTTCCGGGCGTTAGGCATGCGGATGATCCCCGCGTCCAGATCGACGTCTTCCCAGCGCAATTTGAACAGCTCCGAGGGGCCGATGCGCGGCCCGGCCATCATGCCCAGCGTGATGACGCGCGCCACATGATACGCAGCCACGTCGCGCATGCGCCTGGCCTCGGCCAGTGTGGGTGGCATGACCCGCCGTGCCCTGGGCCGGGGAAAGCGTACCCCTTCCAGCGGATTGCTGACCAGTCTGCCTGTACCGACACCCCAGCGCAGTATCGTGAGCAGCAGCTTCGCCCGGAGAACGGCCGTTGCCAGGGATACCCCCAGCTGCCGCTGTCCCTCCATAAACTCGCTGATGTGCTGGGGCTTGAGCCTCCGAGCCTGCCACCCTCCGACCAGACGCAGCACCGGCCGGATGTGGTAGCGCCCGCTTTTTTGTGTCACGGGGTGGGTACAATGCACTGTGAAATAGGCATCCGCCAGCTCCCTGACGGTGATTCCTTTTGCCATGCGAACCTCCTGTTATATGGTCCGCACGACTTTTTACCCTGCACATCCTTCTGTCAAAAACTACAGCCGCCTTTCCATGTCCTGCCGCATGGCTTCCAAGCGCCGCACCATCTCGACCGCGTCCTCCTGGGACATATCGCCGTGTCGCGCTTCAAGGCGTATCCACCAAGGAGTTGCATAGCAGTGTCGTGTCCGGACATGGCCTCCCGCTGTGGCCACTAAGCCCCGACAGACACCGGGCAGCCAGTTTGCAAGGCGCAGTACGCCGTGCAGCCCCTCGTCGTTCCAGGCCTGGCCCAGATGGGCCAGCCAGTCCCCCACCATGACCCGCCAACCGCGCCAGAAGCAGGGCTGGACAAAAACACACGCCTCGGCATCGATATGGCCCCCGTGGTGCGCCCAAGCCCCGAAGGCTCGCACATCGAAGCGCCCTGGGGCACCCCAGTTGCGGATCAGACAGTCGCGCAGGATAACCCGCATGCCGGACTGTACTTCCGGGCCGCGCCTTCCGAAGTCCTCAAGGATACAGCCCTCAAAGATGACTACCTTGCCGCGCTCCACCGCTAGCTTGTCCGCATCTCCTGAACCGCAGAGGATGAGCTTGCCCGCACCCCGGATGACGCATCGCCGAAAGATGGCGCGGCTGCCCCAGGTGATGCCTGCCGCCTCGTCCAGCCGCTCCAGTGGGCAGGCGGACAGATCGATGATGCTGTCCTCCACCAGCCAGGACTGCCCGTCGCTGATTCCCAGGCCGTGCCCGCCAGCGTCCGGAGCGGTGATACGCTGTCCAGCGACCTTATACGTCATAGCTCACGTCCACGGCCTGCACAGCCTCCACGCTGTCTGCCGCGTCCACAGCGGCCAGCAGCTCGTCACGGCGAGCGGCGTGCCGTGCCTGAACAAACGCCAGACCTTCCGCGTCATCCACGGCAAAAAGGGCCGCACCCACTGCTACGTCCTGCGAGGTGGGCATGGCGGCAGGCATAGTGAGGGAGGCGGCCAACGCGGCATCGTAGCCGGACAGCACCTCGGCAGTTTTGGCCTCCTTGGCATCGGGGAGTGCGCGGGCGGCGGCTTCCTCGGCGGCCATTTCCTCACGGCGTGTTTTCTCCTTCCGCCACAAGGCCACATACGGCGCGACCTGTTCGTCGTAGTCCGCAACGGTCAGGGGCTGGTTGGGACCGCCCGTCCACTCCGTATGGCCCGCGTCATCGCGCCATTGCAGGGCATGCAATCCGTCAGGGGCCTGGAAATCAAAAACCAGGGCTACCCCGTCGCAAATAATCAGCTTATCGGCGGGGACAACCGTAACAGTCGTAACAGTGGACATGGGAGCAACCTCCAAAATGGTTGGGAATTGAGGGGATAGCATGACCCGTTCCGGGTATCTGCCAAGGGTACAGGACAGGTCCGTCCATCTCACGTCGGGCCTTGATCTGTTCCGCTCTGGCCAGAATTTCTTCTTCTGTGATTTCCCGCAGACCATGCGGGGTGTGTTCAAGCCACATAATAGCCTCCGGTTATTTGTTTTTTTAGGGAAAATGTCGGTCTTGCTGGCACTGTCGGCGAAACGACGCTGTCCACAGAGCAAATGCCAAGCCATACGCATGGTTATCGCAAGATCATTAGCTGGAATGGCTGGCACGGCACAAATGATGGTAATGACTGCAAACCGCCGAAAGACGGGCAGCCTACTGATGCGACAGGCGGCTCAAAGCCCCACACCCATCCGCTTGAGGGGGACACGAACCAGGCCGATAGCCTGCCTCCGTTCCTCTCGTTTGAGATGGTGGTCAGGGTGGCATAGGAGCGTCCTCCGTGGGTTTGCGGGCTGGGGGGTGGTCTTGCTGGCACTGTCGGGGAGACCACCCTGTCCATCGAGCAAATGCCAGCGCATAGCCACCGCTATGCGGCGGAAACCTCTTATGGACATGAGTCAGGATCTTATGGAGTCACCCCTCAAGAAGGGGGAAGCAAATATGCAACCTCATCCGTTGGGGGGACTTCTTCCCACGCCCACCCACTTGAAGGGGGTACGGAGCAAGCCGACAGCCTGCCGCCGTTCCTCTCTTTTGAGATGGTGGTCAGGGTGGCATAGGGGCGTCCTCCGTGGGTTTGCGGGCGGGGTGTGGGTCTTGCTGGCACTGTCGGCGAAACGACCCTGTCTATTGAGCAGATACCAACACATGGGCACGGAATTAATGTGCCGACAGAATATAACGGTGAAGGGACTCGCTATCGTCAATGGGTTAATACCAAGGCCGGAAGTACATCTACTACGGGCGGTTCCCAGCCCCACGGCCATCCGTTTGAAGGGGGTACGGAGCAAGCCGACAGCCTGCCGCCGTTCCTTTCGTTTGAGATGGTGGTCAGGGTGGCATAGGGGCGTCCTCCGTGGGTTTGTGGGTGGGGTGTGGGTCTTGCTGGCACTGTCGGGGAGACCACCCTGTCCATCGAGCAAATGCCAGCGCATGGACATAACTATACTTTCCGTAGCGCAAGCCGCGACTGTGGATATGCGAGCGGTTCTCCCATGTTCTGGCAAAATACCACCACCGCAAACACCGGTAATGCTGGCGGGGGGCAGGCCCATACCCACCCGTTGACCGGGAGCGTAGGGGCTACTGAAAATCTGCCACCTTTTCATAGTTTTCACGCGGTCATGCGGTGCGCATGATTATGTGAAAGGAGAGAAATGGCGACAAGTTGTCGGCTTGATCTGTAGCCCCCTCAAGCGGATGGGCGTGGGGCTGGGAGCCGCCGGTGGGGTTTGTGGTTTGAGTGCCTGAAGTATTGCCCTTCGCCTCCGCTGAAGAGCCATACGTCCCTATACCAAACGTGTGCGTGTGTCTTGGCATTTGCTCTGTGGACAGCGTCGTCTCCCCAACAGTGCCAGCAAGACCGTGTTCGTGGGTCTCGGACCCGCCAGCAGAGCCAGCCGGATGGGCTTCGGATGCGCCCAAAACGACACGCCCTCTCATGTCGGGCACGGTGCCGCCGTGGCCATCTTCCCCGCCGTCACAGAGTACCCAGTTTTCACGCGGTTCCGTCTCTCCGGGCATAATGGCGCGGCGGCCGTCGGAACCGCCAAACTTTACGCCGTCAACAGCAATGGGGACGCGCATGGGGAAAATGTCCCACGGGTTGATCTTGGCTACCGTTTCCTGCAGAGCCTCGATTTGCTTCTTCAAGGCGGCGATGGCGTCGTCATGGCCGGAATCCGCCTGGGAACGGGCTTGTTCCTCCTGGGAGAGGGCTTTCGCCAGGTCCTTGCCCTGGGAGTGCATGGCGTTTGCCAATGTCGTGTCGGCCTCGGCCAGTGCCGCAACGGCGGCGTCCGATTTTTCCGCGAACAGGTCCAGGGCCTGCAGGCTTTCCCGAATACGCGGGCAGTCCTCACGCAGCGTATTGCGCGGGTGCGGCAGGGGCAGGGACAGATGGGGGGTCTTTTCGTCGTAAGCCATACGGTCCTCTCTACTTCACGGCCAGCATGCGGATATTGCGGACACGGGGACGGGCCGTGGCCGTGCCCGACAGCTCGATCTTGGCCTTGACCATATCGCCGCCGGAAAGGGCCAGCTCGTAGCGGAACTCCACCAGCCCGTCGCCCTGGTTCACGGTCCCGGCCTTGGTCATCTCCTGCCATTCCCCCTCATCCTCGCGCATTTTGGGCGTCACGGCGGCCCCGGCGGGAATGATGGCGTCAAAGATCAGAACGCCCTTGGCCGCACCGGAAGACGTGATGCTGCGGGTGCAGTAATCGGCGGTCGTCCCCACCTTGCCGCATACCAGCATGGTGCCGGGATACAGCACGGGGGATGCGGTGGCGTCCCCGGAGAGGGATGCCTTCACGCTGAAGCGCCCGGTCTGGCCCTTGGCAAAGTTCACAGCCTGGCCCTCGGCCATGCTGGCGGTCGTACCGTCCGGCAAGTCCACGGCATACTGGACAGAGGTCTTGGCCGTAGGCAGGTCGGACAGGCCGAACAGGAGCATGTCCGTGGCCTCCTCTTCCGTATCCACACTGCCCAGGTCGATTTCCTGCGCCTGGGCGCTGGTGAAGTCAGCCTTGAGGAGACGGAAGGCCATGTCCTTGTCCTGGTGGGCTGTCCAGGTACTGGCATTGGACGACGAGAGCATGACGCCGATGGTATAGGGCTGGCTGGTGACATAGCTCTTGCGCAGTTCGTCGTATTCTCCCAGCACGGCAATGGCCAGGGAGGTCTCGGCGTCGTCGCACAGCACGACGAGCGCATATTCCACATTGGCCGACAGGGCTACCGGCGCATCGAACAGCACGCGCGTATGCCCCCCGCCGGTGACCACCATGTCTTCCCTGGCGATGTGTGCTTCCGCGAACACCACGCGCGTGGGAACGCCGTTGACCACCTCGCGGATCTGGACCTGGGCATCACCGCCCGCCGCCGTGAAATAGAGGTCCACACCGGCAAGCTGCATGGCCTCTTCGGCAACAAATGTCTGCGCCAGAGGGTCGACCCATACGGTCGTCACCTGTTTGACCTGCCGCAGGGTCTGCACGGTCAGCGTACCTTGTCCCACAAACACGGCCTGTCCCTGTCGACTATGCGCGGACACGACGACAGTTTTTGCCCCGGCGGGCACATTGGGCGGGATGGTGAACACGCCACGCGCCACACCGTTTTCGTCCGCCGTAATCGTACCCGGTTCCCCTTCGGCGGTGCGACACTCCATGACCATGCCGTCAAAGGTCACCTCATGGACAGTTTCCCCCGGCTCCAGGTCCCGCGCCTCAAAGGCCACGTCGATCTCGCGCAGGAACTCCAACGCGCTGGACTGGCTGGACAGGGTCTCGGTGGTGGTCTTGGTCTCCGTACCGACGACCTTGTGGAAATACCCGTCCTTGCTGACGTCGAATTTTTCCGTCACAGGGCTGGCCCAGGTGGTGTCGTATTCCGTCCAGCGGTCGATGCTGGGCGTCAGGGTGACGCGCGCGGGCATGGGGTCAAAAGCGGAATAGGGATTCACCCGCATGGAATTGGTCCGCAGGGTCTGGGCAAGAGCCACCACGGGCACATACGAGCGGGATTTCGGTACGCTGATGTCCCTGGACAGCATGTAGGCCGACGCGGCAATGGGCAGACACAGCTCCCCGCCAACAATGGCGGCCGTCTGGCTGACGCCCTGGTCACGCATGCTGTCATCCAGCAGCGGGTCGACAAACATGCCGACACGCGCGCCGTCTTCCCGCGTGGTGGCATCGGCTTCAAGGCGCTGCCTGGCCACTTCGGCCATGACGTAATCCAGGCGGGCATTGATGGCCTGAATGTCGGCAAACGGCACCACACGCACCCCGTCATTGACGACAGCAGGAGCGCCGCGCCATGCCTGGGTGACGCTGGCCAGCGCCAGCATGGTGGCCGGGACAGCCGGGGACTTGGGGGCCAGCTCGTTGCCGACGCCCTGTACCCACTCGAACGCACCGTCCTGGGTAACACACAGGCGGTCGATACGCGGCAGGGCCTGCTCGTAGGTCACAAGGACGTTGCTGTCGCGCACGGCGTTTTTGACGCTGAAACCGTCGGCGTCCACGTCATCCGGCACCTGCTGTGTCATGACCGTATATTTGACCTGGTAGGACGACCCCGTGGCGGGTTCGTCGCCCGCCGGGGACCAGTCGATCTTGTCCCCGTTCTTGGTGTAGTCGTCTCCGGACACATAGACGGTGTCCCCCTGCTTGACCTCCAGCAGGGCCACTACCGACGTATCAGGCAGAGCGTCCTCGCAGCCCGCGTAGCTGCCGTGCGTCAGCTCCACGCTTTTCTCGACGATGACGTTGACCTTTTTCACGGCATGGATGGGCGGATGAGCCACAGTGATGCGCTGGCTTTCCGTGCCGTCGCCCACATGGACTTCCGTGTCGATGGTGCGCAGGTCCGGACGCGCCGGGTAGGACAGGCGGCGGGATGTGGGCACCTCCACCCCGTAACCGTACACACGGCACCGGCCTTCAGACAGGTTGTATATCTGAGCGTCGTC